AACAATAATAGGAATCGGAGTTTACATAGTATCTATGACACAATTAAATGAAGTACTTCAATCTTTACTAATAATAGCTACATTGGTTTATACAATAATTAAGACAATACAACTTTTAGACAAATACGATAAAAAGAAATAATATGGTAAGAATATTTGAATGGTTAGCACAACAATTTAGAAACTTAAACAGTTGGTTTGTTACTAACTGGAATAACATTATAAAGAAACTACTAATTAAAACAGGACTATAAAAACTATTATTTAAAATTTAATTATATTTGTAGTATAAAAATTATAAGCTATGGCAAGTACAGTATATAACGGAACAAATTTAATTTTAAAGGTCATCGCAGATGGTGGTACTTTAGCAGCAATAGGTCACACTACCTCTTGTACAATTTCTCTAACAAACGATATGGCAGACGCTACAACAAAGGATTCTTCTGGATTCTCTGAAAGCATAGCAGGATTAATTTCAGGTGAAATATCTTTTGATGGTCTTGTAGATTATACAGACACAAATGGAGCTACTGAATTAGCTGGGTTTTTATTGGGTCGTACAAAGGTGGATTTTTCGTATGGAACTTCAACTGCTGGCGACACAGTATATACGGGCGAGGGATTCCTGACTGGATTAGAAGTTTCTGGAGAAATGGAATCTGCTGTCAGTTATAGTGGAACGATACAAGTAACTGGAACAATTACAGCTACAGTTAACTCATAATAAATGAACAAAAAAAGAGGTTATTATACCCTTAATATTGGGGGCAAAGAAAGGGTATTACACTTTTCAATGAACTTTTGGGCAAACTTTACGGAGATATTAAATATTTCTTTGGAGGAGATTGCCGTTGTATTTGAAAAAGGAGTTTCATTAAAAGCAATTCGTACTCTTATATATTCTGGACTTTTGGCGTATGACCAAGAAAATGGTAATGATATTGATTACAATGAATATTCTGTTGGAAGTTGGTTAGAGGATATTACGCCTGAAGATTTAGAAAAGATTATATCTGCTATGATGGAATCAAAAATTCTTGGTAATGAACTAAATGTTGGTTTGTCAAGAAACGGAAATGACACAAAAAAAAAGTAGATAAACTTGCCTGGGAGGATTTAACAGATTTCTATATAGGACAAATTGGTATTATCCCTGATAATTTTTGGAGTAACACTTGGAAAGAAAATATACTTCTTTCTGAAGCGCACTCTATTAAAATAAATTTAGAGTGGGAAAGAACCAGGTTTTTAGCTACTATGATACATAATGTTAATTGTAGTAAAAAACAACAAATGATAAAGCCAGAGAATTTATTTCCTTTGCCTCAAGATAATAGACTTAAAAAGTCTAAATCTACAAAAGAACAATATGAAAAATTCCTTAAAAAAGTCAACAATATAATAAAAGACGAGTAGGGTAATTTTTAGTATTTTTGTACTATGCGAGAAAATCAAGAATTAAAAGTTAATATAATTGGGGATGCTTCCTCATTAAATAAATCACTTGGTAGAGCAGAAGGTAGGTTAAAAAAGTTTAGCGGTAGTTTAACTAAAACTGGTAGAGCTTTAACAACAAGGCTTACTTTGCCTCTAGCGGCTGTTGGGACAATGGCTGTTAAACAGGCTGCAAATTTTGAAAGACTACAAACGACTTTAAATGTTTTGACTGGTTCTGCCGAAGAAGGTGCTAGAGCATTTGAAAGATTAGTTAAGTTTAGCGCAAAAACACCATTTCAATTAGCAGATTTAACTAAAGTTAATAATACCCTAATGGGGTTTGGGTTAACTACAGATGAAGCATTTGATAGTTTATCTATGCTTGGTGATGTAGCTGGAATTGTTGGAGGTGACCTTCAAAGTATTGCAATAGCATTTGGACAGGCTGCAGCAGAAGGGCGAGTTATGACTAGAGACCTACGTCAATTTATAAATAATGGAGTGCCTATACTTCAAGTATTATCCGAGGAAATGGGAGTTGCTGAAGGAGCTATAATGGATATGGCTTCAGAAGGTAAAATAACTTTTAAATTACTTGATAGAGCATTTAAAAATGCGACTGCCGAGGGTGGTAAATTTGAAGGTGGAATGGAAACATTAAGTAAAACTCTTAATGGGTTATTCTCAACTTTAAAAGATAATGTAAACATAGCACTTGCTGAACTTGGACAAGAAATAGCAGACGCTTTAAATTTACAAGAAGGTATTCCTGCTTTAAGTAGAAAAATTGGTGATTTAATCACAAGTTTTAGAAATTTAGACGACGATACACAAAAATTTATTATAAATGCCAGTTTAATTGCTGCAGCTATTCCGCCTATAACAATGGCTTTAGGAGTTTTAATTTCATCTATTGGCACAATCTCAACTGCTGTTATGGCTTTAAACCCATTAATTAGCGCATTGATATTTGTTTTAGGCACCTTATCAACTACATTTTTAACTGCAAGGGCATCAGGTATTTCATTTGGACAAACACTTAAAAATTTATTTAAATCACGAGGTAGTGGAGGATTATTTGCTGCGCTTCAAGCTCAATCATTAGCTGCAAAGCTTCAATTAGATGAATTAAAAAAATCAATGGATGGTGTAATGGGACCACTGCAAAAAGGTGAATCAAGAGATTTACAAAACTTATTGTTTCCAAATGCAAAAACTTCAGCGGGAGCAAAAGGACCTAAAGCTAATTTGAGTACAACAGAAAATGAATTTAAAGGATTAAGTGCTTCGGCAGCGTCATTACATAAAGCAATGTTTGGTTTTATAGAATCAGCTGGAACAGGAATTAACACTGTTGTAAGACCTGCTATTGCTTCTTTAAGTCCAATAATCACAACAACTCAAAGTGCTTTTGCTAGTTTAGGCGAAAAGTCTAAAGAAACAATTGGTCTTTTTGAGAATTTTGGAGCGTCAATATTACCTCAAGTTGGTCAAGCATTAGCAGATAGTTTTGCTGCAATAGCAGATGGTGAAAATCCAATAAAAAGATTAATTACTGTTATAAAAGCATTAGTTGTTAGATTAGTTGCAGCAGCAGCAGCGGCAGCAGTATTATCTTTTTTATTGCCAGGGGGTGGTTCTGGTAAGGCAGCAAAAGCATTGTCTTTTGTAACAACTTTTAAAGATTTAATTGGTATGAGAAATGGTGGATTAGCCTTTGGTCAAACTCCTGTAATGGTTGGAGATTATAGTGGTGTAAGAAGCAATCCAGAGGTCATAGCGCCTCTAAATAAATTAAAAGCAATGATTGGCGGTGGTTCACAAAATGTTTCAGGTGAATTTGTTTTAAGAGGACAAGATTTAGTTGTAGCTTTACAAAGAGCCGAAAGGAATAGAAATCGTTTTAAATAATGGCAACTTATAGAACTAAATTCAAATTAAACTTTTCTGACGTAAAGGGTAATCCAAGAAGTTTAGAAATTTTAAAAAGGGATTATTTTGGCTCTATAAATGATTTGATTGCTAGTGATGAACCTGTAAGTATTAAATGGGAAAATGACGATGATTTTTACAATCCAATAATTGGTTCTACTTGTCAATTAAATTTACTTGTAACAGATTCTACAAATTATGATGAATTTCAAAATTTTGACGAAAGAGAGTATAAGGTTAGAGTAAGTTCTGGAACTACAGATGATGGTGAGGAAACAGATTTAGAGTGGGAAAATGAAGAAAGTTTATTTAATGAAGCTAATAATATTTGGAGTTCTACTGGTGATGTAGATATATATTGGGAAGGATTTCTAGTTGCCGATACATATAGAGAACAATTAATATCAACACCTTATATTTTACAATTAAGGGCAATTGATGGTTTAGGAACTTTAGATTCTTATGACGCTCCAGATGGTGCTATTGCTTTAGATGCAAATGGTAATCCACAAACAAGCACAAATTCTCAAATAAATTTTGATACAGCTTTTTCTTATGTCCATAAAATATTAGCAAATCTTGATTTAAATTTTGATATATACATTCAAAATAAAATTAGAGAAATTGGAGGTTCTAGTGATTTGACTGTTTTACACGATATATATTTAAATGAATTTTCTTTATTAGATGGTTTTGCAAAAAAGAATGCTAAAGATATATTGGAGAATATTTTAAGATTAATAAATTCTAGAATATATCAGGCTAATGGCACTTGGTATATAACATCAAACTCTAATATATACGATGAGTCAATAGTGCCTAGCGTTTCAACAACACAAAGCCCTTTAGTTCCTGCGGTAACTACCGACAATATTACAAATCCTACAACAAGCCAAATGACATTAAATGGCAATGTTACAGCTGATAATGGACTTGCAATAATAGAGCGTGGTTTTTATTTTGGGACTAATTCTAATTATGCAATTAACACTAAAATAATTGTTTCAGGCACAACTGGAACGTATAATGTTACAAAAACTGGACTTGTTTCAGGCACAACTTATTATGTAACTGCTTATGCTATAAATTCAGCAGGAGAGGGAATTGGTGTTACGAAGTTTAAAGTGGCACAAATAACAACTACATTAGCACCAACGACAACATTGGCACCAACGACAACAATCGGTGGACCTGTATTTGATAATACAAAAACAAAAATTACAAATATTGAAAACACAAGTATGCTATTAAATGCTTCTGTTTCATCTAATGGAGGAGCAACACTTACTGAAAGAGGTTTTTATTTTGGTACTTCGCAATCTATAGTTCCAGCAAATAAAAATGTAGTTGCAGGAACATCTATTGGGGATTATACATTGTCAAAAACTTCTTTATCTCAAGGGGTTTTGTATTATATAACACCATTTGCTTCTAATGGAACGATTACAACTTACGGAACGACTAGCGGTGTATATACAAGAAATGCAATGCGAGTTAGAAGGGTTTCTGACGACACAATATTTAATGCTCAATTTAATTCGACATTTACTATTGGAGATTCAGTTACTTTGTCAAATAGTGGTACTGTTTGTTATGTTGTTATTGAAAAAACATATTTATCAAATGCCGCAACATTTCCAACTATAACAGGAGCGTGTGCAACAACACAAGTTCCGCCAACTACAGCAGTACCAGCAACTACGACAACAAGACCACCAGCTACAACTACGACAACCGAATATCCTTCAACTAATATTTATATTGTTCAAAGATTAAGTGATGGTTTTCAAAGAAATGTACAATATAACGGGTCTTTTGCTATTAACACAAATGTTATTTTATCAGTTGATACTTCAAATTGTTATAAAATTAAAGAAGAAGGGGCTGTTGGTGACCCATCAAGTTTCCCAACAATTACGGCTTCTTGTAACATAACAACAACAACCTCAAATGTAACAACAACGCCACCACTAACAAATTTTATGCAATATAGAGATTGTGCAACAGGAGGTTTTGACCAACTAATTACAGTCGGTAATACAAACTCAACATTTCCTGAAATTATTAAAAATGCAAGTGGTGAATGTTTTTTTAAATATCAAACAACATCTCAAACTTCAAATGATTGGGTTACTAGAGATTATACTTCAAACTTTGCAGATTGTGATGAATGTCAAGGTATCACAACTACATTAGCGCCAACTACAACTGCTGCTCCAACAACGACAGTTGCTCCAACTACATTACCGCCAATATTTTATAAAATATATACACAATGTAATGAGGGTGCTGGAGCTGTTAAGTATGTTTCTAATCAAACAAATACATTTCCAAACGTAATTTATGATGGCACATTATGTTATGAATTAAGTACAACTGGAGGTACAGGTCAAGATGGCGATGTTGACACATATACTAATTATAATGATTGTACAACTTGTATTGGAGCAACAACTACAACTCTTGCACCAACAACAACTTCAGCGCCTTGTGTTTTACATCAGGTATTTTTATCCACGAGTTCACAAACAGATGCCTGTTGTACTGTTACTAATATAACAAACATATATGCCAATAATTCTAATATGGATAATGCAACCATAGCTTATAGAGATTCAGCTTGTACAAGAACATTATTAAATGGAACATATTTCACTATAAATGGAGGAGATTATTATTTTTGGAATGGTGTTACTTTAACTAAATCAACTTGTCCTGCTTGTCCATAATATGAGGTATATTTGCGCTCAACCAGCTATATTGTATTATGCTTGGCAAATAGATGTTATGATAGCATCATTTATAAAAAACGGAGTAAACCCCTGTTTTATTGATATAATTTTAGCCGACCAAGTTAACAATAGTTCTTATTATAATGTTTTAAAAAAAAAATATCCTACTGTTAACTTTTATTATTATCCTGACACAAGAATAGACAAGTTTTATGTTTCTAGTATAAGACCTCATATTTTAAAAAAACATTTTTACAAACATCCTGATTTATATAGAGGTTCTTTTTTATACCACGATTGCGATATTGCCTTAACAAAACCATTAAATTTAGAGAAGTATTTACAAGATGATATTTGTTATTTAAGCGATACAAAATCATATATTGGATATGACTATATTATGACAAAAGGAGAAGATGTTTTTGAGAGAATGATTAGGACTTTTAATATAAATTCTAATTGTGTAAAAGAAAATCAAGAAAATAGTGGTGGTGCGCAATACCTCTTAAAAAACATAGATTCTTGTTTTTGGGCTAAAGTTGAGAAAGATTCAGTTCAGCTTTACAAAAATATTACGGCAATGAATAAAAAGAAAAAAATAAAAGACCCTGACTATCACGAATTACAAATTTGGTGTTCGGATATGTGGGCGGTTTTATGGAACCTATGGATATTTGGTAAACAAACAAAGATTATAAAAGAATTAGATTTTGTATGGGCAACTGAACCAATTCACTATTGGGATAGTAAAAGTATTTATCACAATGCAGGTGTAATAAATTCCAACACTGGTCTTTTTTATAAAGGTCAATGGACTGGACAATTACCTCCTAAAGACTTAAAAATAGACGAAACTAAATCCTCATATAATTATTATAAACTTTTAAAAGAGACAATTTGAAAAGTGATATTATTTTAGTTGGTAATGGAAGTTCTTTGTTAAATAAAGAAAACAAAGAGCTTATTGATTCATATAAAACAGTTGTTAGATTTAACAGTTATAAAATAAATGGGTTTGAAAAATATGTTGGAACTAAAACAAATATTTGGTTTACTGTAAACAAACATCATTTTGACCATATAAAACATTATAATAAAGTAATAACTCATTCTTGGGCAAAAACAAATTGCCAACTATATAATTCTTTTAAATTAGAAAGAGATGATGTTGAAAAAGTAGACTATAAAATTATAGATAAAATTCCAGTATCATATCCAAGTACTGGATTAATAGCTCTTTATTATTTTAACAAAAAAGTAGATTTAATAGGTTTTGATTGGTGGGATAATAATAAACATCACTATGGAGATAATGAATTAAGAGGCACACTTCATAAACCTCATTTAGAATACAAAGTAATTAAATCATTAGATATAAATATTATTAGTTAATTTTGCATTATGGGTTCAATAGCAGCACAACAATTACAACTACTTCAAAGCACAAATAAAGAAGAAATTAAATATGTAATATTTGATTATTTAGGCAATAGAAAAGGTGACACTACTAAAAATATATTAGTTACAGCACCTTCACAAATACAGCCAATAAATGCAAATTTAAGTGTCGAATATTTAAGACCTTTAAAAAATGTTATAAATCAAATACAATTAAATAATGTAGATGTTGTAAATAAAAATCCAACATTTAGGTATGCAAGTTTTGACTGGGATATTGGGACAAATAATTCAGTTCAACTATCAGGTTTATTAGACCCAAAGCCAATTTCTGGGAATTATATTGTTAAATCACCAGTAACACAAATGCCAACTGGAACTGCAAAAGGTAATCCAATTGTTTCTACAAATCTTCCAACAACTTTTATAAATTTAGGTAGTGATTTAGAATTTGGATTTTATTATTATTTTTCATCACAAATTTTACAAGACACTTATACTTTTTATGTTAGTGCTGGGCTAGACACAACAGGTGATGGAAATATTGATTTATCATACAGCTTTACAGATAACAAATTTAAGTCAGGTACTTTTACCGATGATGAGTTTTTTAAACAATTTACAACGAACAGTTTAAATCAATGGGTTAAGGTTTCACAAACATTAAACGCTCCAGTAACTACATCAACTTCAGTAAAAGCTAAAATTAGTATTTATCCACCTGCAAGAAACACAACTGGATTTTTATTTGGCGCAAATTATTATGACGCATTTTATTTAGGAAACAAAAACACTTTAGGTAAAAAGTTTATAGAAAAGAAAACACAAGGTATTTTTACTTTAGGAATAATTACTGAATTTACAAGGGTAACGGGTTCATTAAAACAAGGCAAAAAACTTAATACAAATAATTTAAAAGAATCTTTATTTGTAGGTGGGTTTGAGGGTAGTTTTAAAAGAAAAAACTTTCCTGAATCAAAAACTTTAGATTCAATCGTAAATCAAGAGGTAATAAATGATTATAGAGTATCTGTAAAAAGATATGAAGGTGACTTTTATAGAAAAGATGATTCAACAGACCCGTTACAATTTTTTAATAAAATTTGGGTAAACTTTGGTACCTCGACCCTTCAAGATTCATCTTCTGCAATTATTGATTCTATGGAATACAACGTGAAATCAAATACATATAAAATAATAATGCACTTACCAAATCAAGACGACGACATACTTACTTTTGATGAGTTTTACTACGAGGATTAAAAAATAATTATACAAAAAATTTTTTTATATTTAAAATATTTTTTATTTTAGCTGTATGAAAATTATAAAGGATATTCTTCAAGGATGGGGAAATTTAGTTTTAAGTCAATTTAATATGTTAGACGAACAAACTAAAGAACAGTCTGAATTGAGGTTATATAATTGTCATTTTTGCCACATGAGAGAAGGTAACACTTGTTCTCCTAGCAAAAAAGGTAAACATATAGAAAGTGGTCAATTGGTTTATGGGTGCGGTTGCAACATTGCAGCTAAATCTTTAGCACCAGAGGCGAAATGTCCTTTAGGTAAATGGTAAATTTATGAACGAATTTGAAATAGAATTTGAAACTGAAAGAAGGCGACTTAATCTTAAGAAGAATGAGGTTGCCGAAAAGTTAGGTATTACTATGCCTACTTTACAATCCAAGATTTTAGAACCCGACAGGCTTACACTTAAAGATGTTGGCAATCTAAAACAACTTGACTTTAATTTAACTTTTAATTTATGAGTGAAACAAACAAAAGAGAATACGAAACTGCAAGTATAGAAAACAAAATATTTAAGATTCAAAATGAAATAGGTGCAATATTAAAAGATGCAACGAATCCGTTTTATAAATCTAAATATGCTGATATAAATTCTGCTTTGCAGCAATTACAACCTTTATTTAAGAAATACGGAATTGTAATTAAACAGCCACCCAAAGATGGGAAGGTGCTAACCATATTAACTTGTGTTGATACAGGTCAATATGTTTACTCTGATTTAGAGCTACCAATAAATGATGACCCACAAAAAGTAGGTTCAACTATAACTTATTATAGAAGATATACTTTATTCGGGCTTCTTGGTCTAAATACAGAAGATGACGATGGCAATACTGCTTCAAAAGTTATAAGCAAAAACAAATTGTCAAAGAGTCAATATCAAGCAACATTGAAAGGGACCAAAGAACAAGCACAAAAAGTTCTTACAAACTTTGATGTTACTTTGGAACAACAAAAGGGAATCAAATCTAAATTTAATATTAAATAATATGAGTGCATTGGGACAAATAAGTCTAAAACAAGCTGATGGCAGTTATAAAAATTTAACTGTATCTATTAGCGATACTACAAATGCTTATGGTCAAAACATAAGTATTTATGAAGAACAAACAAAAGAAGAAAGAGAAGCTAAAAAGCCAAGAAATTATGTTGGTAATGGCAAAGTCTTTTGGACAGACGGTAACATTGTAAAAGCTGAAAGAAAAGAGCCGCAAGGCGCTACTCAAGCAGACGATGATTTACCATTTTAAATTAACGGGGGCTTTTTGCCCCCTTTTTAATTAATATTATGGAACTTAAAGAATTTCAACAAATACAAATAGAGGCTTTACAAAAAGCATATTTAGAAACAAAGAATCACCTAGAAATGTTAAAAGGTGAGAATAGAGAATTAAAGAAAAAATTAAAACAAAATGAGAATAGTACAAGATAGCAACGATGATTATCACAAATCAAAAGCAATAAGTGCTTCAGGTTTAAAATATATATATCAAAACAGCGTTTATCATTTTTTAAAAAGAAAACCATTTACATCAAAATCAATGGAACTTGGAACAGCTGTTCATACAATTTTAATAGAAGGCAGAGAAAAATATTTTGAAGATTATTTTGAACTCCCTTTTATTGGCGATATGAGGAAAAAAGAAAACAGAGAATTAAAAGAATCTCTTTCGATAAAAGCTGGTAATAAAAAAATTATAACATACGATGAAAAAGTGATAATCTCTGGTCTTTTAGAAAATTTTAATAAGAACGAACTTGCTAAATATTATTGCAAAGGTGAGCCAGAGTTATCGCATTATACAACTTTTAATACTATTGACGTCAGAGTTCGTCCTGATGTAAAAACAGATTTATGGGTGAGTGATGTAAAGACTTGTCAAAAATCTTCAAAGTGGGCTTTTAGAAATGATGTATATAAATACTCTTATCATCTACAAGCAGCATTTTATTGTGATGTTTTAGGTGTTGACCCAAAAAGTTTTCGATTTATAGCTTGTGAAACTAATTATCCATATTATGTTGAGGTGTATGCTTTAAATGACACTGATATTGAAAAAGGTAGAATAGCGTATAAATCAGCTTTAAATGATTGGAAGCTATATTTAGAAACAGGAATTGAGACTGGTTATAAATCAGATAATTACGCTGAAGATGGCGCACTTGTATTATGAAAGAACTTACACTAATAAAAAAAGAAGTTGAAAAGCATTTTAAGGTCAATATTATGACCAATACTAGAAGAAGGCAAATAACTGATGCAAGAGGTTTTTTTTATAAATGTTCAAAGGATTTGTTAAAAAGTGCATCTTATAATGATATTGGAAATTATGTTGGTAAAACTCACGCTACCATTATAAATGGACATAAACAAATAAATAATATTATTGAGTATGATACTAAATACAAAAAAGATTATTTAAATTTAAGGAGAAAATGTATAAAAAGATTAAAAATGGCAAACCCTTTTGAGAAGTATTTAACCAAAGAAGATAAGCTGCAGAGAGCAGTTATGGATTATATAGCGCTGCAATACCCTAATGTTTATTGCATTCACGTTGCAAATGAGGGGAAAAGAAGTCATTTTGAAAGATACAAATTTAAATACCTTGGAGGGAAAGCTGGAGTACCTGATGTTTTGATTTTTAAACAAAACGAATTTAAGGCTGGTTTAGCGATAGAACTAAAGGTTGGGTATAATAAACCTACAGAGAGCCAGTTAAACGCTCTTAAATCGCTTGAAAATGCGAACTGGAGGGCTGAATGGACTAATACATTTGATAAAGCAAAAGAAATTATAGATTCATATATGAGTTATGTATAGTTATAAAATGGTTTTTTGGTCTGAAGAAAAACAGAGAATTCGATTTACTTCTCACGCTACTTTTGACGACCACTTAAATTATAGTTATATAGGTAGATTGTCTAATGCCGAGTTTGATATGTTTTTAGAAGCATTGTTTGTAATATTTGAGGATGATTATATATCTAGGGATAATGTTCAGGCTCTTTATGATGAACTGCGAATATTTTGTATTGACTTTAAAAACTTAAAGGATTCTAGGCTTTATGAATAAAAGTTATTATGCAATTATTCCTGCAAACATTAGATATGATGATAATTTAACTCCAAATGCAAAACTTATGTATGGCGAAATAACAGCTTTATCTAATGAACAAGGTTATTGTTACGGCAGCAATAAATATTTTGCTAACCTTTATAAAGTTTCTACTGTATCTGTTTCTAAATGGATTAAACAATTGAATGACAAAGAATATATAAGGGTGAAATATATGTATATGCCAGGGACAACTCAAATAAAAGAAAGACGAATATTTATTTCCACCCCCTTAAAGAAATCTTTAATACCCCCCCAAAG